TCATCTTCTTTCCAATTTCTTCTAATAGCTAAAGTTTGTCCACTTTCATAATCTACAGTTACAATATATGGTAATGCTAAACCAGATTCATCTTCTCCTAAATCTAAATCAGCATGTATTTCTAAAATAGTATGTATTTTATCTGCCATAGAAGGTGTCATACCTTCTAATTTTTGTAAAGTTTTTTCAACTACATCTGCTGTACTTTGTCCTCCCTGATTTTGACTTACTGGTACATCTCTATAAAATCCTTCAACTTGTTTTCTTTTTATTTCGTTAGTAGTTTGTTTCATTACTTGAGTGTATCTTTCTGCAGTTTCTAAATCTGTATTTTCCATAGAAATTACAAATTGATCTGCAGGTACAAACTTAGAGCAAATTCTATCTAAAGAATTATCAAAATATATTTTTTTAAAAGCAGAACCTGCTAAAGCTAAATAATATAATAACTGATCTAGTTCATTAAAATAATCTGTAATTTGATTTGTCACTTGATAATTCATAAAATCTTGTACACGTTGAGCTTGTTCTAATTTTTTATCAGATTGTTTTCCAATAATTTGTGTTTTTACAGGACCACCTGCTGGAAACATTTCTGAAATAGCTCTTGCTTGAAATTGTGTTGCTGCCTCTGACATTAATGGATGATGAACGCCTGAAGCTCCCGGGAAAGGATCTTGTCTATCTTCTACAACTACTCCTAACATTTTAAGACCTTTTGAATATTGGTCTTCCCAATCTTTTCTGGATGCTTTATCATCTTCAAAAGCTTTTATTAAAGATTTACCAATATTTAAAACTTCTTGATTATCTAATTCTTCTGCTAAGTTAGAATAATGATTTGATGAAAACGCTTCTTCTTCTTTTTCAGTTAAGTCTTGATCTATATCTACACGAACCTTTTGTCCATCTTCGTTAGTGTATTCAAG